TCGCCGCCGTCCGTCTGGCCGCCGGCCTGCCCGGCCACGATCGCCGAATTGACCCGGTCGGCCATCGCCGCGACCTTCGCGTTGCGCAATTCAATCTCGGACAAATCCTCAATCTGGGTGTACAGGGCCTTCGCCCGTTCCCCCTGCTCGATGATCGACCGTAGTTCCTCGTTGGTCAGATCCCGCTTCGCCTCGGTCGCCCGGGACTGCAGCCCGCCAATCGAATCCTGCAGGGTCTTGTACTGCTCGCGCAGATTCTTCAAATACACGTTCTCGGCCACGTCGGACCCCCTCCGGGTCACTGGGAATCGGATGCTCCGAGTAACCGGGGGGCTCGCGTCGCGACGGAGAGGCGAGGGTGCCGGTGTCCAGCTGCTACAGTCGGTGTTTGCTTCACGGGAGTCGCGCTCTGGATCAGGCGGGTACGATGCGCGACCGCTGGTCTTGGTGGGTAGGGATCAGATCCGGGTAGTGCTGAAAACGTGGCAACACATGTCGGCCGGCTGCGGTGCAGGCAGAACGTCCTCCCTGCCCAGGTACTGCCAGATCCGGATACCGCAACGCGCCGCCTCCGACCGGGCCTGCTCCAACACCCAGTCATCCACCTCGGGGTGCTCGTCGGCGGCCACCACGACCAGCGTCAAAACGGGATACCCAACCGGATCGCCCGGATCTCCAACTCGTGATCCGGCAGCGACGGCAGCGACGAATCCGCCAGGAACTCCTCCGCGCGGGCCCGCAAATCCAAGTCCTCCGCGGCCGCCGGGACCTGCTGCGACCGCACCCCCGCCGCCATCGCCAGATCCCCGTAGGCGCCGGCCATCACCACCGCCACCTCCGCCAGGTCGGCCTTCACCCGCTCGGTGATGCCGCCCGCCAGCCGCCGGTTCTGCCGCTCCCGGAACATCACCGATAACTGGTCAAGCGCCCCGTCCTTGACCAACTCCAGCGTTTCATCCCCCACCGGGGTCTTAGATACCCGCCACTCCCCGTACAGACCGGCCGCGTCGTCGCGCTGGAACGTCGCCGAACCAATCAGCGTGCCACCCAACATCACATGCTCGCGGGCGAACTTCACCCGGCTCGGCTCCCGGATCTGATGGTTGAACGCCCCCCGGGCGAACGACTCCACCAGATCGTCGTTGATGCGAGTCGGCGCGTTGTAGGGCACCGCGATCCCGAACACCGTGCGGCCATCCCCACCCGAACGCACCTCCAGGTCCGGGGCGAACGAACGGTACTGCGGCTCCAACGCCCCCACCGGCCGCGACGGCGGATCGTACAAGCCAGCCATCGCCATCAACCCCTCCGGCGGCGTTTCACCCAAATCGTTTCGGTACAAACCCACCAGTTCGCGGGCGGCTGCCTGCCGCATCTGCATCGACACGCCCCGAACCGTGGCCAGCCCGTAGTCACCGGCCGCCTGATGTACCGCATGCCGGTTCAGCGCCCCGTCCGGTTCCCGCACACACACCTTCCAGCGGGAATGCGCATCCCGGTCACCGACACCCGTGTCGATCAGGCAGGCCCGCCGCCACTGCGCCGGGGTGTACTCAGCCTGCGTCGTGCGCCCCCACGGGCGTTCCGACACGAACGAGGCCCTGTAGTCCAGCGCATCGGCCACGACGCTGCGCGTGGCCCACGGCACCGCAATCGACTGGTCGTTGAACAGCCGCGCAGCCTTCGCGTAATACTGTTCGACCTGCGAACGGACCGCTCCCCGGTCCGCGTCCGGGATCGTCGTGCCTCCCCGGGCGGCGCCCTGCATCACCCCGGCCAGCACCGTCAAACCCCGCCACGCCGCCACCAACTGGCCGTCGACCACATCGGCGAACCGCAACTTGTAGCTGCCAACCCGATCCGGCGCCGACGTGTCGTACCACATGAACGCCCGCCGAAACTCAGCCCAGTCGATCGTCGCCGGGTCGCCGGAGCCGTCCTTCGACGCCCACCGCCGTACCCGGGCCAGGGCCTCGGGCTCCTGGTAGGTGCGGTTGCGGTCGGGGTCGATCGGCAGATCCGCGAAGGGCGTCGCAGGCATGTCAGGCTCCTCGCCGGGTGCCGTCCGAGTGGTAGTGCATGGCGTGCGCGGAACACACCTGGCCGCCGTGCGTGGCCCCACCCATGTGGTCGGTGCCGTCGTCGACGACGCAGTCCGTCTCCCGGCCGGTCGCGTCGGTGCGCGGCCCAGCCGGCTTCGGATCGGCGGGCGGATGGGCGTGCTCGTCGGGCTTGACCGGTGTCGCCTTCACCTCGGTCTTGGGCTCGTCGGCCCTAGGCTTCGTCGTCACGGCTGCCACCCTCCGTCCTAGACTTGTTCGCATGCAGTTGGTCATCCATCAGCCGGCTAAGCCCGGCACCGTGTTCGCACCCGACGCGTTCGAGCGGCAGGTCGGCAGGACCGTGCCGTTCAAGGTCGGTGATGAGGTGGTCGGCGAGGCCCGGATCGTCTCGGTGGTCGTCTCAGATGACGGCACCGACGCGGAGATCACCCTTGAGGCTTCGTTCCCCGAGATCGGCAAGGCAACGTCGCTGATGCTGCTCGGCGTGCCTAACGCGTCGTTCGCGTTCCGCGAACCCGAACAGCCGGTCGACCCGCTGCTACGCGACTTCCTTGACCGCCGCGAAGGCTAGGACTCGACCGCTGGTGGCATGCTGTCCTGCGGGCTACCCGGCAGGCCCGGCGGGGTCGTGGCGTCCGGCGGGAACGGGTCCGGCTCCGGCGGCTTCTCCGGCAACGGCGCCCGGTTGTCGTCCTCACGGGCCTCATTCGGCTCCAGGAACCTGTTCTTGATACCGATCTCGTACGCCTGATAGCGGGTCAGCAGGTCCGCGCGCAAGACCACAGACAGGTTCGCCCGGGCGATCGTCCCTCGCGGAAACGCCAGCGACAGGGTCTGCTCGAACTGCTCCAGGTGGTCACCGAGGCTGTACTTGAGCATGTGCAGATCGTCCTGCGACATGTTGCTGTACTTACGAGACGAGTCGGTGCCGCCCAGCCAGCCCACCGGCAGACCGAAGATGAGCTCCAACTCGTTGAGGGAAAACTTGCGGGCCTCGACCAACTGCATCTCTTCCGGATTCCACGACAACGCCTCGAACCGGGTTGACGGGTTCAGCACCGCCACCGTCCGGTCCCGCTGCGACGCCAACCAGCCGGCCTTCAGGTCAGCGGCCTCATTGTCAGTCAGATCCGGGTTCGCCGAATACAAGATCCCGGTCGGCACCCCATGCGCCGACACCGCCCGGGCCTGCCTAGCCTGATCCTGCGCCAACTGCAACGTGTTCAGATGGCACTCCAGAACACCCAGGCCGCGCAGCGCCCCCGGCTCGCACGGCCCCTTGACGTGGATCACGTCCTGCGACCCGAGCCTCATGTCGCCGATGCCGTACTCCAGCGCCCCGATCGGCAGCGGCGAATCGACCCACTTCGTGACCCGCCGCACCCCCACATAAATGGCCGGCACCGGATACACCGCGGTCGGCACATTCGACGCGTTACGGGCCGCGACTATCCCGACCGCGTTGCCGTGCCAGATGTAATCCAGCCCCCAACTACGGAACGTGGTCATGCGGGTCTCGGGCGGATTCGGCTGCTCCAGCAGCAGCGGCCGCGGCGACAGTTTCACCTCCGGCAGCCCGATCGGCTGCCGGAACGCGTCCCACGGCACCCGGCCCAACAGCCCGGACAGCAGCAACGCCGCCCGCCAACCGCCGGGGATACCCATACCACCCTGGAAGGCCGCGGACGGCCAGTCCGGAGCCAACCCGTCGGTGATCGTGTAGGTGGCCATCTGGCCGGTGACGGTGTCAGTCGCGGTGATCTTCGTCGACCGCACCATCAACCGGCCGAGCCCCATAACAGGCCGCCCCTACACCTTTTCGGCCCGCCGGGCGGCCTTCCACAGCGCCTCCACCTGCGCCATCTGCGCCGCCGACGGGCGGCGACCGGCCGGTATCGCGGCGAGGATCCGATCGGCGGCCACACTCAGCGGTGGCCGGTCAAACGCACGGAACTTGCCGCACCGCGCGCACCAACCGTACCGATCATGTTCGGTAATCGGATCGGCACAGGTACACGCCCGGTGCGCCGACTCAACCGCCGAGCAGTCGTGGTGGAACAGTCCCGGCGCGCCCTGCCACCACCGGCCGGTCGGACCATCCCACTGGTGCGAGACGTTGACGTAGTCGCCCCTGCGGGACTTCCCGCCACACCAGGCGCAGCGGGTCAACGCCCACCGACGCAACGCCTGCAACGGATGCACCTGAACCTTCCAGTGGTGGACGTGGAACCGCCAGCCGTGCAGCACCTTCATCTGCCACCGGCCGTCGGCGTCCAGCCAGCGCACGTAGTGCCGGCACACCTCACCCGAATCGTGCCCGCCCGGCTCCCGATGCCACACCGTCACCAGCGACGGCCAATACAGGCCGCGGCCGGCCACCGTCCAGAACGGAGTCCAGCTCGACGGCCGCCACCACGGGAAGAACCGTTTACCGGCGTGCTCGGCGCGTTCCTGCTCATCACAGGTCAGGCAGTCGTGGTGCAGCTTGAACCGCCAGCGCGGAAACACATGGTCGGGCCGGTGCGGGCGAATCGAATCGTGGGAGTGCTCGCGGCGCGGCCACGGCCGGTGGATCTCGAACGCCACAACCAGCGGGTCATGCATCAGATCTCCACCAAAATCCAGATCCACATAGCGGCAACGGCGAGGACCATCAGCACGATCGCTACCGCTGGGCCGAGATACCAGTCAACGATCACCTGCACCGCGCGCAGCGGCCCGAACTCGCTATACGACCTCGGCGCGTACCGCTTCGCGAACGCCTCCTGATCGTCCCAGATCGGCCCGTACTTGGCACGGCACTTCCGGTCGAACTCGGCGACCTCGGTCAGCAGCTCCTCGCGTCGCCACTCGTGCTCGGCGCGCCACTCCTCGTCTATGCGCCGACTGATCTCGGCTCGTACCTCTGCCACAATTG